TTCTCATACTCTCATCATATATACATTACATTCATCATTAGTTATGTCATAATAAACTCTGTTTACTGCAAATTCTTGCTCAAAGAATTTTATGTATAGCCCTTTTTGCGGAATATAATCAAGTATTGCTCTTGTGATTAAACTAGCATTTTTTATACTTATGCCTCGTGTCTTATAAAAATTTACTTTCATGCTAAACTGTCTTTACGTTTATAATATTTCTGCTTGCCGTATATAGGAAAATTCTTTGTAGAAGTCAAAGCCTCCCAATCAGGCAATGAGCGCAGCATATCATTTATATCTCTGGTGTTATACCGCGTCATGTCACTTTTCTCTTTGCCTAAACATTCACACCATATCTCTGCCACGCACACAAAATCTTTTTGGGCTGTTCCGTTTTTAGATAACGGGTCTTCGAGCCATCTGCGTCTGTCATAAAGGTCCATGCCGTCCCAGTTATCTGGATACTTAGCGTTGAGATACTCCTCGATAATACCTTTACGCTCATCTTGTTCCGAATGTTTGCACTGCTCAATCTTGGCGAGCATATCTTCTTCACCGGTCATATATAATGGCTCACCTTGTTTATATAATTCATAAGCTTCAGCCCATATCTGATCTATTTCTTCGTTCGTAAGCTCTTCAGCCACACTTTTAGTGGCGAACTCTGGCCTTACATCTACTGGCAAAAAGCGCCTGTTTCCTGTCGGGTCACGCAAAAAGTCTTTTGAGTTAGTTGTGCCGAAGAATACACACTGCCTTTTGTATGTTTCTATAGTTCTTCCATAAGCTGGTCTGAATGAATCTTCGCATTTTGATATATAGTGCTTAATAGTCTCAACTTCTGCTTTCTTAAGGCCTGAAAGCTCAGCTATCTCTATCAGCCATGCGCCTTGTATCTGCTCAAATGACTCTTTACCTTGTACAGTCGTAAAAGTATCTGAGAACCAATTTTTGCCAAGCTTTTTCACAAATGTGCTTTTGTAAGTCGCTTGAGGGCCCACTAATATAAGAGCTGTATCAAACTTAGCACCTGGGTGGAATACCCGCGTCACTGCGGCACATAGAATTTTCCTTATTGCGGCTCTTGTATAAGCATTATCTTCAGCTCCAAAATAATCAATGAGTAATGTATCTATACGGGGTGTCTGGTCCCATTGCAGAGACTTTATATATTCTATTACTGGGTGGAATTTTTTCTTCTCAAGCTCAAGTGCTAATGCGTCATCTACTTTCTGGCTTGACACAATACCGTAAATGCATTCAATATAATTACGTACACCAGAATAGTCCACATCACGAAGAGGCTCTGCTTCATCAATCTTACGCCATGGAAGACTTTTTACAATATATCGCTTATTGTCAAAAGTATTCAGCTTGAAAGCATTTTTAAGGAATAAATCATACTGGAATATGACATTCAAATTATTCGCAGAATTTTCATACTCTCCTTTTGTGTTGACTGTGAGCTCTGAGGTCCAAGAAGTATCTTGCTCTTCTGCTGACTCTATCTCTTCGGCAAATTCAAACTTAGCCTCAGCTAATTTCTCTTCAGCAATATGTTTTTTCACTTGCGGGTCTTTTGCAGCAAGTTCTTCCATCGCTTTGAAACTCTTCTTATCTTGCTCGTTCTTTTCTCTGCCCACATCTAAATGGCCGTATTTATGTATACGGACAAGGTCAAACGCGTTACATAGCCTTCCTCCGGCTGGATCTGTCCCATGATGAGAGTATGCGAATTTATCTTCATATACTATAAGCCCGGCTGCTGTCGTGCCATTTGTGTAAGTATATCTGCCCTCGCCTGCTGGCTCATACACGTCTGAAAGAAATATAGCTATAGCTTCTTGAATTGTATATGCTCTGCAGAACAAGCCGACTATACCTTTTTTGTTTTCAGGGTCTTCTTGTTTCTTTATAGCTTGCTTTATTGCATCATCGCTGCCAGAAGCTGCTGGCCACTCACTAGTGTCATGCCAGTCATTATAAAGTCCTAATACATAATTTGCCTCAAGGAACGGCCCGTCTTGGCACTCGAAGTAGTATTCAGAATCTGAAGATACAGACGGCCAGAACATGAGCCTGTTGACATCAAACGTCGATTGGTCAAACAAATCAATGTTCATATCTCCAGCTATCTTTCGAGCTATAGCCTGATATTCCTCTTGAGATACTTCTCTGTCAAGTGGAATTATTAGCCTATGCCTTGGCTTTTCTGCGCATGACTTATGGGTCGAATGTATCACAGCAGCGCAGTCAAAAAGCATTGTGAAATCCCACCAGAAATTTTCATGAGAAAAATCAATGTCAAGCGTAATAAGCTGGCGGTATAAGACACTAGACTTATCTCGGTGACCGTTTGTAAGAAATCCGCCGACAAAGCCCCCGACGTCTTTTATTTTGCTTTGTTCATCTTTTGCGGCATGCATAAACTGTTTATAAGTCTCAGCCGTCACAACAGGCTTTGACAGTTTCTGTACTAGCTCACTCCAAGTAATTTTTGTATTTTTCCAAATCCTACTTGACGCGCTTAGCCCTATAGCTATATTTAGATTCGCATCATACATCAGCTTGCTCATGTTAGTCTTTTAAGTAGAATGGAGTTATATATCCGTCAGCCTTTAATGGAAAATCAGGAGCCCAGCTGGGCGCTTGCTCCATTGTCTTCACCATATTTATGTAATGCTCTTCTGCGTTTTCAAGCGGTATTTCAGCTATAGCTTCATCATGCACATGCATAACTATAGCAAAGCCCTCTTTCTGCATATTCAGCATAGAATTGCCGAGCAAATCACGGGCAATAGCTTGAACTATATTCTCGGTCAGCTTGCCCCCGTATGTATCTATTTCACCCCACTGGTTTGTCTCCTGAATAATGCCTCCATAGCATAATACTCGAATAGGCATAACTGAGCGGCCAATTTTTTTGTCTTTGAATTTCGGGTTAGCATAAAAAAGCTTTCTGCCAGAAGGCAGTTGAATCGTCATAAACTGGGCGTCACAACTAAAAATCAAATTTTTGCAAGTGCAACGCACTGGCCTTTGATATCTGACTGCTTCTTTTGAGGCTTCATCAATCTCTTTCCACATATCTACAATAGCAGGATTAGCCATACGCCATTTGCGCACCAAGCTTACCATCTCTGTATCTGACAGCCCCATACGCTCACCACCCATTCTTTTAAGCGCTCCTAATGAGCCTTCATAACCGAGCGCCAGCTCCGATATTTTTGACTTGTCACGCAGCACCGAGCCTTTAGTAATAGCAGAAACTGGAACATTGAACATCTTAGAGCCAGTAGCCTCATATATCTTGCCGTCACCTCTGAACACGTCCATGCGCCATTTCTCATTAGCAAGCCAAGATATTACTCTGGCCTCGATGGCTGAAAAGTCTGCGACCGCGAATGTCTTTCCCTCTGGAGCGATAAGCGCTGTTCTCACAAGCTGAGACAATATATCTGCTACGTCGTCATATAATATCTCAACTGTCTCCCAGTCTCTCGCGCGAATGAGTTCTCGCGGGACTTCTATGTGAGATATATGGTTTTTTGACAGATTCTGCAATTGCAATAGTCTTCCAGCCCATCTTCCTGTCCTGTTTGCGCCGTAAAACTGAAACAAGCCTCTGCACCTGTTATCAGCCATAGCGCAATTGAGCATAGCATAATATTTTTTGATTGAAGTTTTTGACAACTTCTTACGGATATTAAGCAATTCAATTATACTTGGATAATCTTCAAATTCTTTAAGCAAATCAGGCATTGACTCTTTAGATAAAGATGAGACGGCATGCCCAGTAGTGCTTTCAATCCATTTCCGAATCTGTACTGGAGAATTAGGATTTTGGAGTCCTGTCAATTCTCTAGCGCGCTCAGTAAGCATTGACGTATATTCATTGTCGACAGCAATCGCAGACTGAGCGAGTTCTGCATCTATCAAAATGCCTCTGTCATTGATATTCTGGTCAAGCACGTACATTCTCCGCTCAATATCTGGAATCTCATAAGCGGATAACTTCTGAAATATCTCGCGTTCAGCAAGCACATCATACCTGTTATATTCCTTATACATCTCCCATTTTTCAGGAGCATGGTAAGGATAATTGCGCTCACGCATGCCATTTACTCGAGTAGGCTTGCAAGGGCATGAGAAATATTTAATGAGCGCTTTGCCTGTGTCAAGTTTTTTGTCTGCCAAGTCTAGCTGCTTTGACACCGCGTCCAGTGAAAGAGGCAGTCCACAATACGCGGCCTTTACTGAAGTGCAGTACCATTGCTCCGCCGGAATGTCATACCCAATTCGTCTGAAGCTCAGGCGCTCAAAAACCGCATTATGTGCTATTTTCATGCAATTTTGGCTAAGCAGAGCTTCCATGAACTCTGTAGGCATATTTTCGCCTTGCGCTAAATCGACCGTACAGACTTGGCTATTATCTAAAGCATACCCTATTATAAGTATCTCAAAATCTGGTGACTCTATATATTTGTAAGCGCCAGATTCTTTAATATCTACAGATGAATATGTCTCAACGTCAATAAAAAGATTTTTTGCCATACTTTTATAGAAATAGGAGCATAAGCAGGATTCGAACCTGCATAGCGAGCTGTAAGTCAATAAGGCTCTGCGGTTTTGCCATTAAACTATTATGCTCTTTTTTTGATGCGTAGAGGAGCTACATCAATTCATCATTGAAAGCGTTCTCGCCTCCAAAATCTTCTTCAGCGCTTGAGCCACCTGCAAGCATCTCTCCATCTTCGAGCTTCTGAAGGTTATTAAGTCCGGCTGCGATGCCTTTAGAAGAGACATTAAAAGCATAGAAATTGATTGACGCGCGGCCATAGCATCCACTGTAGAATTCCTCTTTCTCCATGATAGGATTGAGGTCACGGTCGACGATACTCGGCTTTCTGTTAGAATTAGCATTGATGAAATAGCAATTGCTGAATGCCGGGTCATCAGGGCGCTCTACATCTCCGTCTCGAAGAGGAAGTTTCAAAGCAGCATCTGCTGGAAGCTGGCCGTTTTTATTGGCAAGCTTTGCTTTGCCTGCCTGCTTAGCGGCTTCAATAGCCTTTGTAATTTTATCCAAAGTCTTTGTATCACTCTTTGGTATAAGAATACAAATATTATACTTTGGAGTATCGCCTTCATTCATTGCTGTAGGCTCGAACACATTCACATAGCAAAATCTTACTTTGCCAGTCACTACTTTAGTTGAATTTTCCATGATTTTTTAATTTATAGCTGTTATTCTTTAAAGTCTATCTGGACTTGGCCATACCCCATCGCTGGCCTCTTGTCTTCAAGCGGCACAAGAGTAGGCTTGCCTTGCGGTTTTACCACAATATCTGAAAGGAGCTCAGCAAAACGCTTTTTGCCTACTATCTTCTCAATAGAAGTAATTGGCTTAAGCTTCATATTAAATACCTCATCTTCAGTCAACTCTGGACACCGCGCAAATATAGTATTTGAGGCTTGGTCCTCGTCAGCCCATTTGCGTCTGCTTATGCCTTCGACAAGCTTAAGGCCTGGCCATTGCTTATTTTCAGTAATCGCTTTTTCTTGCGCGTATTCAGTAATAGAATTGGCCCATTCTATAAGCTTAGGAGTACGGCGGACAATATCCGCGATTTCATCATCTGAAAGAAGCGCGGGTTCTGTGAATTCATGCTTAGCTATCTCAAGCTGCTGCTCATACAACTTTTTGCACTGATTACGTACAGCGCAAAATCTGCACCAGTCTCCGGCATTGAGTTCACCTTTGCCCTCAAAAGCAAGTTTCGCTTTCGGCCTGAGCTCATTTTCAGCCCAATCGCGAAGTTCTTTCACAGAAATCTGCCATGAAGATATATTATTAATACGGGGCTGCACGATTGTCAACCGCACTTCAGAAATATCATACATAGTATCATATTTCTGCAAAGCGCCGAGTCCGTAAAGCATAAGCTGTTTATTCCATTCAGCGTATACCTGAACTCCTTTCCCATATTTCAGGTCAACGACTTCCATAAGATTGTCATTGATAATCACGCAGTCAGCTGTTCCGAAACTCTCTGGAATGAAGTCTGTCAAATCAAGTTTCTGCTCAATCTCCATTACAGCTAAAGGATTCACAGTTTTAGCTTCTGCCAACTGCTCAGCACAATAATCTGTATATATAGGCACCGTGTCAAGCATCTCGTCACTGAAGAGCTCATTCGCCATAATCTCTTCAAGCTGCTGCTCGAACTCTTGCTCACTGACAGAAGCTAAAGTATCACGCTTGATATAAAGCTCTGAAAGCTCATGAGCCAAAGTGCCTTCTTGCGCATATACAGACGTTTCTCTCACTCCATACTCTTCTTCAAGCTTTGCTGACGGAGTGCAGTTGAGCCATCTTCCAGCTCCAGAAGCCGAGAGGAGTGCATGGCTTCTCTGGCTATGCTTTTGCAGTTTAGTGCTAGCTGTTCGCATATACAAGAACTTTTAATGCTTCTCCGCGCGCTACAGGCTCATCGCTATAATGAGCCTTTACTTCTGGTTCATTTGAAGTTCTAATGAACTTAGCCATAGCTTCCAGCAGATTAGCAGAATACGCATATCTTACTGGCTCTTCTCTGCGGAACTTTAATGCGGCTTTACGCAAATTCTTCTCACTCGACATTACAGTGAATTTAAAAAGTTATACATCTCATTGTATTTAGCTGGGTCCAGCTTTGTCACACTTGGTGCGCCAAACTCATTAAGCTTCTGCTTGATTGTGTCTCTGTGCTCATTGACTTTTTGAGCAAGCATTTTGCGCACATCTTCAATGGTCACTGAAGTTGATACCGGAGCTGGCTGAGGAGCTGAAATTACAGGCTTTGCCGGAGCTGGCTGAGGAGCTGAAATTACAGGCTTTGCCGGAGCTGGCTGAAGAGCTGAAATTACAGGCTTTGCCGGAGCTGGCTGAAGAGCTGAAATCGATTTGCTGAAAATTGATGCGATAAACTGCTGCGTAGATTCTGATAGGTTTACGCTGACCTCCACGGAAATTTTAATTGCTTCCATTTTCATGTTCTTTAATTATAGTATCTAAAAAATCGACAAATTCTTGAATTGTCATACTCAGTGTGTTTGATACACTTTGTAATATCAGCTCATTATCCTTATATACTGATATGTACACGCCTTTATAATTAAGCTTGACTTTATAATTTCCTTTCTGCAAAACTAAGCATCTATCTTCTGTTGAACTCTTCCAAGTATCTATTGAAAATAAATCAGATACTAACACGCCTATGTAATCAGCTAATTTTTCAAGTTGAATGACATCTAAACTTCCTTCGCCTTTTAAAACTCTGTCAAGCGCTAACTTAGGAAATTTTACTGAAGGAAATAGCACTTTTGCAAGCTCCTCAGTATTAAGCCCATACTGCTCAATTACATTATTTATATTAAATCGCTCCATTCTCGATTAATTTTTTTTATCAATGCAAATTTACGAATTATTCTCGAAAAGAAAAAAATTTTTTATTCTTTTTTTCAAAAAAAATTAAAAACCGCATTCCTATTGCGGCTTTTAATTGCTGTAAACAAAAGAAACAAAGAAACAAAATTTCCTTAGAGTCCTACGCTAATTTTCTCAATTTTTGTTAACATAAAATTAACCTTTCTCCATTATTTAAGGGATTTATACTAAATATTGTTTACTTGTTTACAGCACGCGTAAATGACTCATTTTTAATCACTTATATGTAAACAACGGATTGTTTCTCTTGTTTATTTTGTTTACCGCTTTATATTTATACAATCTAGATTCACTATTTCAGTATTAGGATTTTCACTTATAACGCTCACTTGCCTATTTTTTATCTTACTAGTTTTCCATAAAAAGCCTAAAAACCGTTTATAAGTAGTAGTTTCTATGAACTTAAGCGATTCTCTATTTTTGATTTGCATACTTATACTATCGCGCTTCAAATCAATATACCCTGAAGCGTCAGTCCATTTTGAACTATAGCTGAAGTATTTTAATGTATCTATTATATTACTTGCGGTATCTGTTTTTACATAATTATTAAGTTTGGCTGAAAGGTTATTTATGGTCTCAACCTGTGAGCTTATGACTTTCTGCAAATCAGACTTTTTTATATTGAGCTGTTTTATAAGCTGCAAGTCATCAGCTCTGTATTTTTTATATTCTTCAAGAGTAAACTGCAATTCAGATATTTTCATCGCGTTGAGGCTGTCAGACACTTTGTATTTTTGACTTTCTGCCGCCATGAATTGCTTCTGGCTATGCAAAATTTCCTGGTTGCTTATAAGTCTTGCGTTCTCTTCTTTTAAGTTGTGTATTTTGTGAAAAGCCAGTATTTGAGCTAATGCTATAATAGCTATTACTGCAATTTCTATGGTTATCTTTTTCATATTCTCGCTAATAGTTTTCATATTTATGTAAATTTCTTTATCTATTAAATTAAATCCATTCTCGGAATAATTTCTTATATGCGAGAATGGATTTAGCCATAGAATTATATATCTTATTATATTATAGCTTTTCTCCTTTATATCTCTTGTTATACAGCAATTGATGTCTTTGCTCTCCTCTCAGCTTATGGCTGAAATGCACGAATGTAGGATAAACTATCATCTGGTCTATTTCAGCCCATATCTCTGGGGTATTCCTTGCCAGCTTCGCCATCTTTATAGGATTATCTGATGCAATATCAGCCGCCTCTCCTTTGACGTGCTGTGAGGTCTCCACTCCTCCTACTGCCTTGTTCAGTTCCGGGCTTCGATAGCCTGAATTGACGTGCAAAGCATGCCCGCACTTGTCCCTCAAAGGCTGTAATACCTTTAATACAAGCATCCTCAAAGCATCCCTCACCTCGAATGTCGTGATTGTGTTTTGAATCCCTTTTGAACGAGCCGTATCACTCCGCTCGAACTCGCAATAACTGAAATCTCTGCTTATCGAACCCATAGCTATTCCGCTTTTATCGTTCCGTCATTATATCCGCACCTCTCGCATCTGCTCTTAAGCCTTTTGTCATTCGCCTCATCGACCGGGCAGTGGATGTCCTTGTTCATGAAGCGGTGCTCGCAGTTATGTGACTGCATAATCACCGATGACTTCTCTGCAGAATCGAGCTTCTCCCTCTCATATTCCGCATTCCGTTCCTCATAGAACTTCTTCTGCTCTGCCATCATCTGCATCAGCATGTCGTACGGAGTCTTCTTCTTCGATTCCCTTGCTTTCACAACCTCCCATATCCCTCCTCCGAAAACTGCAGATATGAGACCTGTTATTATCAATGTCCAGTCCATATTTAAGGCATCATTTTACAAACTTCTCGCATAGGCCTATCGTCAATCGTATATTTGATATATGGAACGGCGTCTGGGTTATTAATATCCCAAGAATAGAACAGATATGTTCTTCCTTTGAACTCAATTATACAATGGTCGGCATTGCCACTTGTTTTATCCCCTCCTGTTGGCACATCTCTATTATCTGCCAACGTCCCGTCCACACTCCAAGTTTTCAAATCAGAGGATGATGCCCGAAGAATATGAGCGATGGCTTTCCAAGTGCTATGAAAATACATATAGTATTTCCCGTTAGTTTTTATTGGCCGGTTATCCATCAATTTGGCAAAATCCGGATTTCCGGCGGATGATGCAGCTGTACCCTCAACATATCCGGTTGATTCATAAGGACGAATCAATATAGGATTTGCGGAATATATTGTAGCATCGCCAATTGTGCCGTCGGAATTTACTGTGTCGAAATTTGTATATGTTACAAGATGTATGACCCACGATTGCCCGGATGATTGACTTTCAATATACAAATAGAACGTGCCATTATCTTTAATCATTGCGACATTCCCCCAAGATGCCACAGGATGCCCACTTTGCAATTCAACGCCCGAATCAAATAATTTTCCTTTTTGCGTGAAATTGATTCCATCTGTTGACGTGAACATATATAGGCTTCCACCTGTATTAATGTTTGTACCAATAAGATAATATACGCCATCAATAACACATACGTTATTATGCATAAGATATGTCACTTCCCCTGATAATGGAGTGTCAATCGGTGCCGTCCAATGTACGCCATCTGTCGTTGATATTCGCTTCAAATGCGCGTATATATGCAGCGTGCTTCCATTTTCGGAAATTACCGCGCTTGGTTCGTCTGCTTGAAATCCTGTATTAATACTTGCATTTCTACGGGTATTTACGCATTTTGCATCCTCAAATCGAAGAAAAGACGTTGTAAAGGCAACATTGATTTTACTGCATACATCTTTGAATGTTACTTCCGTGCCGTCAATAACCTTATATCTAAAACTTTTATTGATTCCAGCATAAATTTGTTCAAACGACGCGTACTGTGAGAAAAAGGCATAAGATTCATCGCCATATAATGAATTTGCCGAATATGTTGCCATCGCGGAATTTAACGCTGTAATAAAGTCCGTTTTTGACATCATATAATTAACAATTTCCGTTACCGTACTTTCTTCTTCTTGAATTGGGGAAATAATGGCATTTTTATACAAAGTCATTGTTACATCCCCACTATAAGCCGATGCGCCGCCAACATATATATATAAATATAAGACATCACTATCCAACTTAATATATAAAGGTTTGCCGATATACACGCTAGTTAGAATATCTGTTACCGTACCATCTATATTTGTTCTTATTATACATAAAATGTTTTTATCGACACTTGGTACAATAAGATATTCCCCAGCTTTTACATTCTCAAATACATAATTGGTATAACCCGAAATGGGGAATGTTTTGGTTTGACTTGCGACAACCCCAAAAAGTTTATCATTTAGGGACGAAAGGCCACTTGCGTTTGTTGCGGCCGATGCCTCGTTTTCCGCAATTCTTTTAAGTATGCTTACGCAATCATAGCCTTGAAGAATTACCGGAAAAACGCCTTCATCTCCTCCCAAACAGCTAAATCTCATATATTCGGCATCAGATGGTATCAAAGATGCGGGGAACGGCGTATAACGTGAATAGACGGCCGATGCCTGTACAGCAGAAAGAAATGCCATATCTTTATCATAGAATACCGCAACCGCGTATGCACTTGATGCATACATGCGGAATTGCCCTGATTTTAATGCAATGCCATTAGTTCTTGCGCCCTCAATCGCATCAATCAAAAGCAATTCAGTTGTACAAGCATTGGCGAACGCGGTTTTTGCTCCGCTTGTATCATAATAATATCCACTTATAGTAAATATGCCATCTTTGGGTTGATTTAATAATACCCCAAGGGGTATAACGCCGTCATATTTGTCTAAATTCGCCGTCCTTGAATCCAAAGAAGCAATATTGGTTGTATTGCTATCTACCTGCTCTTTATATTGTGATAAAGTTTTTCCATCAAGAATAACAGATTCCGTATCATCGTACTGAAAGAACGCAATATATTTTGCATTACTTGGAATGGATGCCGCTGGGTATGGGGTCACCGGACTATAAGTTATTGTGGAGTCGTCATAACTCAAAAATGCTTTATTCGCATCATAGAAGAAAGCCACCCCTAAAGAAGAGCCTCTAAATGTACCACTCTTTATTTTAATGCCATTTGTCCTCGCGCCAATTATATCGTCAACGTCTATGAGTTCAGTTGTGCGGCCGTAAGCATAAGTTTCTAT